CGATACCTTCGGGTACTAATTCATCAAGAACTTGGTTTTCGTTCTTGATGAAGATACTTTATCACTATTTGTTAATAAAGTAAAGCAAATGTTAACAAATAGTTTACTTTATATCAACCTTCATACGGAGGGTCAAGAATTAAAACGCTCTCTTTATTGATTAGATTGTTGTTGTTCCAATAGTCGTTATTCAAGCATAACGGACTCAATTCTATCCATCGCGACAGTGATGATTTATATTCTGGGAGAATACTAATTGGGGTATCGACTTTGATAGGAACGTTAAATCCATTCTTACTGTAACGAAATACCCCGGAAAATGACATCTTCGACAAACAGTAAGCGTATTTCCACCAATCCTTCATTCCCCTGACGGAGAAATAGTCATCAGGAGTAAATTCGTCCGGAACTATTTGCTCATCGAATCTTGAAAGTATTTTATGTATATACGGGTCAATATCATTGAGGACAGCAGTTTTTGCCAAATTAGCAGAAATAACTGCCGAACCACAGAATAATTCTACAAAATCCCTTCCTCGGTATTTTTCGAGCTTGGGGACCCAATACGACTTTGAGCCCACATAAGACGATAAGAACTTATACATTTCACATCACATTTAAATTTTAATAAATAGGATTATACACCCTATTCTTTCTAATTACAAGGATTTTCTAAATGGCTTTCTCCTTATCTCCCTCTGTCAATATCACAGAGACTGATTTAACCAATATCGTTCCAGGAGTATCTACATCAGTAGGAGCATTTGCTGGAACGTTCGTCTGGGGGCCTACTGATGACCCGGTTCTTATCGACTCCGAACAAACCCTGGTTTCTCGTTTTGGGAAGCCGGATGCTAATAGCGCAGTATCTTTCTTTACATGCGCTAACTTCTTATCATATACCAATAATCTTCTGGTAGCACGGTCTGTTAATAAATCAACCGCAAGAAACTCGGTTGCTAACGTAGACGCAAACGCCAATATCCTGATTACAAACGAAGACCACTATCTCTCTACCTATGTAAATGGAGAAGCCAATGTCGGTCCGTTCGCAGCCAAGTATCCTGGTATTCTTGGTAATTCTATCCGTGTATCAGTAGCCGACCAGGATACCTTTGATACCTGGGTATATAAAGACTTGTTCGATAACAAACCCAACACGTCTTCGTACGTAGAGAATCTGGGCGGCACCAACGATGAGCTGCACGTTATCGTCATCGATGAAACCGGATTATGGACAGGAACTCCCGGAACTGTTCTGGAGAAATTCCAATACCTTTCCAAAGCATCTGATGCAAGACAACCTGATGGAACATCGCAGTATTACAAAACAGTCATCAACAATCGCTCTAAATATATCTGGTGGACAGACCATCCTGAAGGAACCACCAACTGGGGCCAATCAGCATTCAATACGAACTTCAGCTCCATGCTTGCTGTTATAGACGTTGCGCTACAGGGCGGCAATGATGGTAATAACGTAACGGATGGAAACGTTCAGAATACATGGGCTATATTCAACAACGACGAGAAATACGATATCTCCTTGATTCCGGCAGGCGATGCTTCGTTGGCGACCCAGATATTCCTAATCAATAATATTGCCGAGAAACGTCGTGATTGCGTGGTTTGCGTATCTCCTCCGTTGGATACCGTATTCGATAACGTTGGACAAGAAGCAATGGACATCGTTACCTATCGGGAACAATTACCATCTACGTCCTATGCTGTTATGGATTCTGGTTGGAAATATCAATACGATAGATATAGAGACATTTATCTATACGTACCGTTGAACGGCGAAGTAGCGGGTTGTATGGCGCGTACCGACTATACAAACTCGCCATGGTGGAGTCCCGCAGGACTGAATCGAGGGCAAATCAAGAACGTAGTCCGTCTTGCGTTCAGTCCAAATAAAACAGAACGTGATGTAATCTATCCAAAAGGTATTAATCCGGTAGTATCATTTCCGGGCCAAGGAACGGTCCTTTATGGAGATAGAACGCTATTAGCCAAACCAAGCGCATTCGATAGGATTAATGTAAGAAGATTGTTCATTGTTCTGGAGAAAGCGATAGCGTCTGCGGCAAAATGGCAATTGTTCGAATTCAATGACTCTTTCACCCGGTCGGCATTCCGTAACATGGTTGAGCCATTCCTAAGGGATGTTCAAGGTCGTCGTGGCATTACTTCTTTCCGGGTTATCTGTGATGAAACCAATAATACTCCTGAAGTGATAGACCGCAATGAATTCGTCGCCACCATTATGGTAGCACCTAACCGCAGTATTAACGTAATCAATCTCAACTTCGTTGCTACCCGCACCGGAGTTAATTTCGAAGAAATATTAGCACAAGTTTAACTTTCAACAAGTCTGGGAATCAATCAAGGTTCCCAGACCCACACGTTCTGTCCGCAATCCCAAATCTTTAACCATCCATTCAGGTAAGCATTCTCTTCTTCAGTTAATTCTGGATTAAATTTATTCATTGTTTTTGCTTGGTTCTTTTTAGACATCTGGAGACGATGTCTCCTTTCATATCCATTAGGATGAGCATAGAAATAACCGGGATTGGTTCTTCTTACAAGTTTGAATCCAATCTTCCCATAGAAATCAGTATCTCCCTTACTCCTATCCTGGTATGAAAGAATTGAAACTGGATTATGATTTTTAATAAAATGATTTAGTAATTTTGACGCTCCCCCAATAACAGAGGTACCAATCTTACTAGCGAACCTAATCATTTCCCATTCGTATTCCTTATTGAACCGAGGTTTACCAAATGTCATTGTAGAAACTAATATTTCATCAAGATATAATCCATAGTTGATTGTTGACGAAGCGCATCCCTGAAGATGGTTGGATTCGAGAAATTCTCTCGAAATGGTCCCAGATATCATTCTGATGCAACATTTCCTTGCGTGGATTCTCGTTTTTGTCTCCCTGATAATATTAGTTATCATAGACTCAACAATTGGTCTATTGATGACCCATTCGTCTTCGAATATATGAATTAGGCGGATATTTAGCGCGTGACACAAATCGGTTTTTTGTTGATGATAATTCTTATCTCGAAACTTAGTCGAGTGCCAATAGATTCCGTTGAATTCAACCGCGACTTGTATCTCTGGAATGAAAATATCTAATTCTAACCCATTCAGTATAGTTTTATTATTCCGCAATACTTCAAATTTACAATTATTTTCTATGTAATCGCTGAGTTCAGATTCTCTATTTGAAATTTTGTGGTATGTTGGATAGCAAGTCGGGCACATTGGAATATTTCCGTCTTCAAAATAGTCCGCGTATTCTGTCCCACACTTAACACAACGAATATCAAATTTTGTGTACCGGGTGTCATTAGTTATATATTCTTCAGCGGTGAAAAGAAACTCATGAGTATCTACAAGGACTCGTTTCTTTCTTTCGAATGAATTTCTTTTCTTCGATGTTCTTGCTACACATCGAAAACTATCATTCTGGGATACGTTTTCTACTCCATGCCTTTCTAAATTCGTGGCCCTCTGTTTATCCATACTCTCCTTAGTTTGGAGATGGTGCGCTACTCCGCGTTTTTGTAAATTGGTTACTATAGTTTTTTGTTTTTTGTCATCGGATTGGAAATAATATTCAGTCCCATATTTAGCTAAATTAGTGGACTTCACCTTTTCTTTAAATCCAGGTAGCTGACTCGCCTCAATCACTCCGTATCGTTTTAAATTTGTATCTCTTCTCTTTCTTGTCGTTTCTGGACGCATTGACGGATGGGATACTCCATATCTTTTTAACGATGTGGTTCTTATCCTTTCTCTAAAATCTTTAGTTTGTGAATTATGCTCCACGCCATATCGCTCCATCATCGTGTTTTTTACTTTATCCTGCACATCTTTATTTTTTAAAGGATTGGTAGTGCCGTATTTGATGAGATTGGTCTGGACTGCCTTTTTTTGTCCTCGAACAACCGAACACGAATGGCAACAGTTGTGATATCCCTTTGGAAATGAGTAAAACCGGGTAATGTCCTGTCCACACTCACATTTTGGACGTTCATTAAGACCAGAAACGAATAGATACACCGCCTCCGGAAATCTGAAATTTTCGAGTAGATGTCCGGGAACAAACTTAGTCATTTCCAATTTAAACTCTGGACGTATTCTCCCACTTTTACTAATAAACCTCCTTCTAAATTCTTCCCTATCCATATCCTACATTCCTCTTAAAACCAATATCCTGAATTATATCGCCAACTAGAATCATTTCAATAAATAGTAATGAACCATTTGTGAATCATTTGTGAACCATTTGAACCAATTATGAACCAAATAATGACCCAATTACATCCAATTATAACTCCCTTTCCTATCCAATGCTATCTTACCAAGAATTCCTATCCGAAGAAGCCAGAACAAAAGAAATCGAACATACCCGTTCGCTATCTTCCCCTCTCCAATCGGGAACCCATCGTGGTTATTCTGTAGAAGCTGGTGTTCATGCTCCATCCCAGGCAAATGATAGAAACAAGGAAATGACAAAGGGACATTGGGACGATTTCAAAGGAAGAATGGTCGCGCATCTCAAAACCGAACCAAACGGACACTTTCTAATCCATTCCAAGAAATATAATCAAGGCTTGGTAGTCCAACACATTCCCGAAGAAAAGAGAATCAAGATTATCACTGCGCTCCCTATGGGCAACAATACTCCCAAAGACGCCAACACTATCCGCCATATCATCGAGTCATTTGATTTTGAGATAGCCAAAGGTCTATTCATATCTTAAAGAATCAAGCAACACTTTAATCTTCAGATAACAAATAGGATTAGAGTTTTTGGGGTCGAACTGAAAATTCTCTCCCATCTTCGATATTATCTCATCAGCAGAATAAGTTTCTTTATGGGACATCGCATATTCCATCATATAATCTATTTCAGGAATGTATTCTGATTCTTCCAATAGAATGAAATTCCCTAGTCCAAGCGGGTCCCATTCCATAAGGGTTTTGATTAAATGTCCTCGTATCCGACTTACTCTTTCGTCCATGTTTATTTAAATTGATTGCTTATCGCCACAAGCTTAATTAAATCTATAGGTGCTACTATCACAGCAGAGCCTTCCCAAAAGACTTTATCAATAATCCCTCTCATATCATCAAGGTCAATTGCTTTCTTTCCGGATTGTAACATATATAGAACGATGCGTACGATAGTTTTTCCGTCCCCACCCATAACTAGGAAATACTCCTTTAAAATGTCAGAGATTTTAGTGACCACTACCCTCTGGTTCGGGGTTAATTCATCGTTGTTCATGCTTCGTTCTCTTGTAGTATTCGTTTAAATTCACGATGGATATCATTCAGTATAGCACGTAATTTTATCATCGATATAACGTCTATCTTTGTATTATAGATAGGTCTACCAAGCCAAATATTGGGCTTTGGGATAAAAAATAATTCATAGCTTATGAACTGAATTAGTTCATCCAGAAAAAACGGATTGATATCAGCAGGAACGTTACTCGATTTCTTCCGGTAAATTGATGATGCTATCTCTCTGATGATGTGTGAACACAGGGGAATATAACTAAAAATTCTATCTTCGTTGATATCATCTAACAAATTCTTCAGTCTTTCACGGTGCTCTGGGGATAACTTATAAATGAGGTCTTGCCGTTTCATTCTCGTATTCTTCCATAATTTCTATAATGTTGAGATTTATCCTATTCAAACACAAAATGAATTTTATGTAGTAAATTGGTTTTTTATGTCGAAGATAGTTAAATAAAGAGTTGTGTATTTGTCCTTCCAAGAATGTGGGCGAGACTTCCCTAGGTATGTCTTTGGATAACATCAGGCGGTTCTGGATTATTAATTTCCTCACTATTCTTCGAGCGTCAATGACTGGTATGGTTATATAGCAATCAGACACCGCGTCTCGGCTGATGGTGTATAAATCATGTAATAGATGTTTGTCTATTTTCTCGTTGATTGTTGCCGCAGACAGCATTTCCATCTAATTTCCTCTTAGGTTTTCTTTAATCCATCGTTTCAAAATTCATAAATAGGATTATAACTACTTTTTAGCTAAAAGCAAGGAAATTATTTCAAATGACCACATTCAACATCAATCAGTTCCGTTCATCGATTGGGAATGGGGGCGCAAGACCAAATCAGTTCATGGTCTCGTTGTCGTTCCCGACCTTTGTTCCATCAGCATCACAGGCCACCCAACGCGCACCGTTTCTTGTCCACAATGCATCGCTTCCTGGAGTAGACCAACCACCTGCTACAGTAATGTATCGGGGACGTGAGTTCCACATGACTGGCGATATGGTATTCCAACCAATGACAATCGCCTTTTATAACAGCGATGATATGGTATTGAGAACAGCGTTTGAGCAATGGATGAATGGTCAGGAGAACTACATTCAGAAATTCGGACAGACTAATCCTTCTGCTTATATGAGGGACGTGGATATCTATCAGTTGGACAGGAATGGGGTTGTATTGAAGGGATATAAACTACTAGATGCCTTCCCCATAAATGTCGGGGAAATAGCGCTGGGCTTTGACCAAAATAACCAGGTCTCCAGTACTACCGTTACTCTACGCTACCAAACATTTGCCTTCACGGAAAACGTCGGAGGAAATATCAATCATACCGGATTATTCTCAAGCTAATATCTCTTTAATCTTCTTGGAATAACCAATTGCCTGATTTAATTAATTCAACTAATCCTCTTCTTCCTGATAAGAAGGTAGAGAAACGACTGCGTAATAAGCAGGTAGCCATTCCTGCTGATGCTGATGCTCTGACCATTCCTGATACTGGACTATCGAATACTTATTTTGACTTCCAGACCGCGGCTGCCACCGAGTTTGACTTAATCAATAAGTATCTCACCATTTCAACCTATCCCGACGTATTTAAGGCAATCGAGGAAATCGCAACAGAAGCAATTTCCGCTTTAGACTCCGAATCTCCTATCGAATTAGACCTGACTGAGATGGAATACTCAGACAAGTTCAAGAATTCCATTCAGGACGAATTTAAAACTATTCTATCTCTTCTTGATTTCAAGCAAAAGGCCCATGATATTTTCAGGATGTTTTACATCACTGGGAAATGTGGGTACCAGATAGTAATGGGCGATGATGGAATAGAGAAACTAGTCTTTATGGACCCGAGGAAATTCAGAAAGGTTCGGGTAGTCTTCAAAGAAAAGAATCAGGACGGAATCGAGATAATCAAGAAGACAGAAGATTTCTTTATCTATAACAATATGGGAGTCGTTCCCACTAATTCTTCTTATAACATAAGCGCGCCATCATCATCCAGAGATATTCGTATCCCAACCAATCTGGTCGCTTATGCTTCTTCTGGATTACATGATATATCCCAAGGAATGAATCTATCATTTCTTCATCCTGCATTAAAGCCTGCTAATCAGCTTTCGATGCTACGCGATGCCCAAGTAGTCGCAAGAGTAGTTCGTGCGCCTATGCGCAGGATGTTTAAGATTAACGTTGGCAATCTACCAAAGAATAAAGCAGACCAATATATGCGGTCTGTCATTGCCAAATACAAGAATAAGATTGTTTATAACTCTGTAGAAGGGACAGTAAAAGACCAGAGAAACTTTATGTCTATTCTGGAGGATTATTGGTTCCCAGTTGATTCAGAAGGAAAAGGACATTCGGTCGAGAATATTGAAGGGTCGAATAATGATTCGGCTACAGATGATATTGAGAACATCCAGGAGGAACTATATCGGGCATTACAGATTCCTGTTGGGCGATTTAAGGAATCCACTGTAATCTTTGGAAGACAGTCAGAGGTATCCAGAGACGAATTAACATTTGCCAAGTTTAT